TTGTCGTTGTGACAAACTAAAACCAGCTTTTTTGTTCTGTTATCAATGTTTTAGGCTCTTCTTTTTCGATCTTCCCGGTGCCATCGCAATGCGGGCATTTTTGTTTAACCGCGTCTTTACGCTTTTTAGGAAGTTCGGAATTTACATCCCATAAGATCACGGTGTGGCCTGTAGCCGGGCACTTCGCTAGCTTCCCGGTATCGTAGACCACCCCCATTTGAAGAAGCTCAGAGACGCGCTTAGCGCATTCATTGCGGCCCCTGACGGAGTTGGGCTTTAGGTCACGATAGAATGTCGCTATCTCTCCAGCGGTTAGCGGGCCGTGATTGTAGATGATGTTATACACATCGAGCTGAAAGCCTTTGATCAAGCCTTCCTTATTGATGATGTTGTACGCTAAAACGCTTGTGGGTCTAACCTGGTGCATTTAAAACTCCTCTTTCTTCCACAGACCTTTTTCTAATTTCATAGCTACAAACCGAAACGGGAACTTTGCAGCCGCTACTTTTATTTTTACTTTGGCGTCATCCATCCAGTATCCCTTAACCTCATGAAACTCGATTTCCTGATCCTTATTCACAACCATGAAATCCGGGGTGTAACGGCAGTCTTGGGCGATCTTTAGGGTCATGGATTCAAAGAAATAATCCACAATGTCGCCCGCCCGCTTTCTGAGCTCTAGGATTTGAGAATACTTGGATTCAGTCACATTCATTACGCCTGGCTTATGCCTGGCCTTTGCGTAGTGCTTCATTTCAATCCTCCGAGCTTTTTAAACGCTTCTCTGACTTGGAGCGGAACCACTGAATTACCAAGACATCTAATTCGGTGTGCCCTATTCTGTACCCCATCAGCCACTCGACCCACTGCGGGTTCAGTTGCCCACCAGCTATTGTCGCAAGCGTAACCGAATTCCTGCTCATTTCTGACGGACTTTTTCCGGTGTCTTTCCAATCCCTCGCGCATGGTGTCGGCCACATTTTTACTGCGGTCGCTAATCCAATCATGTTCCCCTTGTTCTGATAATTTCCGCATACCGTTGGCGTAGGCCAATAAAAACCACCTTTCGCGTTTATGGGGGGCTCCAACGCTCGCGGCTGAGATAGTTGTCCATCTACAATCATACCCCATTTCAGCGAAGGCCAATCCCACCTGGTCGAGTCCTCGAACAGTGATTGCTGGCACATTTTCCAAGAATACGAATCGGGGTCGAAGCTCGCGAGTAAGGCGGCATATTTCATAGAAGAGACCTGACTGCTTTCCTTCCAAGCCAGCTCCACGACCTGCAACGCTGATGTCCTGACAGGGGAACCCTCCGCTGATGATGTTGATTCTTGGCAGCATCTCGCCGCGAAGTGTAGTGATATCGTCCCAGATCGGAGCTCGATCAATGTCACCTGATCGCATTCGGGACAGTAATACGCCCTGAGCGTATTGGTCACGCTCACAATATGCGACGGTTCTAACCCATGGTTCAAGGGCCATTGAGATTCCTCCGATTCCGCTAAACAAATCCAAGCCATTTAAAATGGAGCCTCCTCAGGAAGGTCATCCGCGCTGAATTCTGGTTTCTTAGGTTCAGGAATTGGGCGCTTATCTTCCGGCATTTCATAGTCCGGGTGATAATGCGCTTTTAGTTTCGAGTTCCACTTAGGGACTGAATTCCCAAGGTTGTTACCCGCCTCACAGTTACATTTTGATGCGTAAAGCGATCCATTCTTTTTGCTAGTCGATACAACCCAGCCGCTGCCCTTGCATTGATGACACATATTATTCCCCTAAAATGGCTGCGAGGGAGGGACTCGAACCCCCGACCAACTGGTTAACAGCCAGCTGCTCTACCAACTGAGCTACCTCGCAAGATATAGGGGCCGGGAAGGAGTGAAACAGACAACAACCCGACCCCCTAGACTAGACACGGAACCAACCTACCTAGTCACGCCTTTTTTAATTTTAATAAACGCATCGGCCATATGACAGAACTGCGCCGCTTGCTGGTTCATTTCCTTGTTCTCTTTAGCCGCTGACTCTTGCAGGTACAGGCTAAATGATACCACTTTATCAAGCCCCATCTCTTCGAGCGTCATGCCCTTATAAGTCTTTCCAAAAGGTACCCTATAGTTGGAGACAGATTGGTCACTGGAAGGGCTAGGATTGGCATTGTGTGCGTCTAATAGCTTATCAGGGAATCCCTCCCAGTCGGTTGAACCCGTAGAATTCACAGGCTCAACTGACTGAGTGGACTTGGCCGCCGTGGGAGACGATCCGGCCGAGTATTTGGGATTGATGGGACTGTCTACGATTCGGGCGCCTTCGTCAAGCTCGTCCGCGGTGAACTGAGTGCCGTAACCGCAAAGGGCTAATGCTCTCCCGATTGATCCGGTTTCGGCCTTTTCCATAAAGTCGGGAAAGTGTGAGGCGTCCTCGCGCTTGTGCGCGGTCGCCATGGGAATGCCGGTTTCGTTACGGATCACGGCGCGGGCTATCGCGAACTTGTCCTCAAGCTTTAAAAACTCAGTCTCAATCGACCAGGTCTGGCGCTCCTCGCGGAACCAGACTAGACGCTGAGCAACTTGAAGGTAATCCTTGCCTTTCAGTGACAGGATTTGAAGTTCTGTACCTTTTGGAGTTTTGAATGATTTCACAGGTCACCATACTCTTTCTGCATCCATGATCCTACCCAATCCATTTCCCACTGAATGCGCTCCTCAGTTTCCATAAAGCTCATGGCTTTCTTGGCAATGCTCTCGCGGACGGTTTCCCCGGCCAATCGCTTGGCCAAGTACTCGCGTTCCATCTTCTCAATAGCTAAGTCGATGGCTTTCTCTTTCACTTGCCACCTCCAACGAGGACAACTTTGGCGGCGTTAGAGATTGCAATCTGAGCGCGGGTAAGTTCGGTTCTCAGTTTGTCTGACTCTGGGTAAGTAAGGCTAATGCTTGAATTTGAGTTACCGAACTCATCGAGTTGGGTGATTACGATTTTTGTATCTACAATTTTAATTTCGATCATTTTTGGTTCCGTTTCTACCGGTATCTGCCGGTGAAAGAGAAGGTATCGTCAAAATATTTACTTTTCAACAATTATTTTTACCCTAAGCTCATTTTTTTCTTTGAATTAAATTCCATGATTAAAGCCAGGCGCTCAGCGCGCTCCTCTTCAGTCATTGTTTCCCCCACTCCCCCTTCTATACCTTTACCTATACCTATACCTTTACTTAGTACTGTCCCCCCACTGTCATGGACAGTGGAGGACAGTCCCCCTTGATTTATGATTAGATTGTTTTGAATTATTGAAAAACCGAAAGATTCTAATGTCTTACGAGCGGATTGTTTGGCAGCCCAAGTATCTTTGGTAGTTCCATACTGAAACTTAAAAAATGGAATGATAATTACCAAATCGTCAATAAAAACAATTTTATCTTTAAACCATTCAGATAGCTTTTCTTCGTTTATAGAAAAACCTAATTGAAATGTTGCTAGGTCATAATCGGACTTCCAGACCCCCGCATGGTCGCATTCATCGCATATATAAATCCAAGTCAGCTTGGCCTCCATGCTCAAGGCTCGAAATGATGGTGTGCGCCATTTTCCAGTGTCGGTGAATCGTTTAGGTGATGCCATTTTGTGTCTCCCGGTGCAAATCAGTGTTGATGATGTAGGGAGACGCTGCTAGCATTTGGCTAGGCGGAAATCTCCCGGTTTTCGCTTCAAACTTTGGAGACTGCGAATCTCGCAAAGTTAATAACCCCGGCCCATCCGGGGTTTTTCTTTTTCAACACCAAAAATAAATCATTGCAATTAAAAAATGGTGGCCCTATTCTTTTTTAAAAGGAGAATTACATGGAAGACACAATTGAGTCTCTTACTAAACAATACGCTGAAATCTGCACCCAAATCGGGGATGTCCAATTCAAAATCAAAAACCTTTCTCGGTTCATTGAGGATGCTAACGCTAAGTTGCTAGAGCTCGATCAGAAAGCCGCTAAAATTAAAGCTGCTGAATCTGAAGCTCAGGCGCAATCCGGTGCCTGAAATCAATCTAACACCAGAAGAAGCTGAAATGATCTTTAACGACCTCAAAATCAAATATGAGGCCGATTTCAATCGCATCATGAACATGATTTCAAGCGACATCAGGAACAACGGATGTGTTTCTTACGAAACCATTCTTGCTCAGAAAGCGTTTGAAAGAAAAGTTTTAGCCGAAAAGGACAACTATGAAAAAGATTACAGTAAATGATCCCCTCCTCCCGGTGGGGGATATTGTCGATCAAATGCTTGAAAAGCGTCCCCTACCCATGGGTCTTGCTGAGTTCGACATCTGGGCTGACCGCATCATTAGCGGGGCGCTCTTAAAGGCCGACATCATCTCCCAGAAACACGCGCTAGCGAACATGATTGTACATGAGTGTGGAACTACCGAATCCCATAAGGAAGACGGCTATTTCATCCACAGGCTACGCAAAAACGCCGCGAACCTTATCGCTATAGCCAAGATCGACGAATATCAAAAACTTGCAGCCGAAAAGGCAAAGCAAAATGAGCAGGTAGATTTAGACAAACTCTAATGCAAATGAGTATCTGGAAATCAAAGAAGCTTTCTGATCTTAAAAAAGAATGGGAACAGAAGTTACAAGATTCCGGATTCATCGACATTGAAAAGGAAGTCCGGGGAGAACGCGTCCTAAAACAGTTCTCAGCTAACGCTTTCCGCACCACAGACACTCTGACCATTAGCTCAAAACAAGAATTCTTTGGGCTAGTCGGTCGGAGGGTGGCGGGAGATAAGCAAATGAGCGTTAAAGAGCGCGAAATCATGACCCAATACTCCCAAGGCATTCAACAGCGTCAAATCATCGAACACTTGCAGAAACTAGGTATCAAATGCAGCAGGATCACAATCACGAGGACAGTGAATCGCTACCTGACCAGGTGGCAAATCCCAACCAACAAGAAACGCCGGACCATGTAACTACCTTTAAAGTTCTAACCTTTAAAGCCCATGTTCCTAAAAGCTATGAGTCACTGATCTTCTCGACCTGGCTCAATTCACTGCGCTACGGCAATGAGTATTTTAAACTCATCGAGGCTGAACCTTATTTTAAAGCCTATAGCGCCTATATTACTCAAATCCTATCCCGCCCCAACACCAGGGTCAGGATCGCAGTCCTTACCGATGAGCCTGATACAGCCCTCGGCTGGGCCATAGATGAGGGGGAAGTGCTGCATTACATATTCGTTAAAAAGGACTTGAGACGAAACGGGATTGGTAACGCGCTGCTTTCTAAAAACATTAAAACCTTCTCGCATCTCACTACCCAGGGACTAAAGCTTTGGAATCTAAAAGACCCGAAACTCAAATTCAACCCATTCGCATAAAGGAAGAAACCTATGAAAATTGAACTACGATACGCAGAATTTCACTCCCCAGTCTTTAGCTCAGGCAAGAACTTTGGAATGAAGCTCGATTGTAAAAAAGCAGGGGTTAGGCTCTGGCTCGATACCGAAACCCGCATGGTGTCCATGCTGTACAACAACAACCTTGATTGGTTTGAAACCTGGCACTCAGCTCAGCCCCTCGATCAAAGCAAATATATATCTGAACTTACCGGGCAACCAGAAACCCAAGCACCTACCGAACCACGAAAACCAGGCCGCCCTCGGGTTAGAGACATTCAGGGGGAATGATGCAAACCGACATTCAATGGCTTTTAAACCTGCTCCTTAACTACGAACTAAGCCCTGAAGTGAAAAAGCTTTGTCTTGAGCGCATTGGTGAAGTTGAAGCGAAACTCAACGCACAACCCCAACAGCAAGGAAAGGCGACTCTTGTTCATCATGTGGTCAATCCCGTGGCCCCTGTAGCGAACGCTATGGCCCCTGTAAACGCGATTCCTACCGTACATAGCGCCTTAGCTAACCTTGGCGAGATCAGCACAGGACAGAACACTAGGGGCCCTAATAAGCTAAGAGGTAGGCTATGAACATTTACTGTAAGTACGACGATTTAGTAAGCCCTATAGCTCTAAAAGAACACCCAAAAAATCGGAACAAACACTCAAAAGAACAGATCGATCGGCTTGCAAAGCTTTATGATTATCACGGAATCAGGCACCCGATCATCGTGAGCAAGTTATCGGGCTATATCGTCGCAGGGCACGGGCGCAGAGAAGCGGCGATCAAGGCCAAGGTGAAAGAGATGCCCGTCGTGTATCAGGATTTCGATAGCGAGGAGGCCGAGTATGCTTTTATTCAGGCTGATAACGCTATCGCACTATGGGCAGAGCTTGATCTCTCCGGGATCAATGCCGACATTGCTGATCTTGGGCCGGATTTCGATATCGACCTTCTCGGGATCAAGAACTTTGAGATCGATGTAGCAGATAAAGACTTCGAGGCTGACGAAGACGAAGCTCCAGAAGCAAGGCCAGAGCCTAAAGTCGTGCAGGGTGAGGTTTACATCCTCGGGAATCATCGGCTGATGTGCGGGGATTCTACTGCGATCACGGATGTCGAACGGCTGATGAACGGCGAGAAGGCCGATATGGTTTTCACTGATCCTCCGTATGGAGTTTCTTATCAATCAAACATGAGAACCAAGTCCGAAAAATTCGATGTCATTAAGAACGACGAAGTTTTTATTTCTGAGTGGGTAAATGTTCTGCCGGTTGTGAGCGAAGGGTGGATATTTGTTTGGACCTCATGGAAGGTACTCGCGAAATGGATTGAGATAACATCTCCAATCGGTGAAATGTCTAATATGATTATTTGGGATAAAGGCGGTGGAGGCATTGGCGACCTAACAGGTACTTTCGCAAGTGATTATGAAATAGCTTTAGTATTTAACCGTGGAGCTAAAATTACAGGTAAACGACTTGGAAGCGTTTGGGCTGTGGGAAAAGATAAAGCCATTGAGTACGTTCATCCAACACAAAAGCCAGTAGAACTTGGACAAATTGCGCTGGAGAACTGCACAAATATAAAAAACATTGTTTTAGACCTTTTTGGAGGTTCGGGCTCAACACTTATTGCTTGCGAAAAGACCGATAGAAAATGCTTCATGATGGAACTCGATCCGATCTACTGCGCCGTAATCCTAGATCGATGGCAGAAATTCACTGGAAAAAAGGCGCATCGTGAAGACGGCAAGCCGTGGGATGAGATCAAGGGGAAATAATGGGAAGACCGAAGAAGCCTATCGACCCGAAGATGGTTCAAGACCTAGCCTCCATTGGATGCAAAACCACCGAAATTGCTACCATGCTTGAGGTGTCAGTTCACACATTAGACAGGCGTTTTGCTCAGGAAATGGCAAAAGGTCGAGAAAACCTCAAAATGAGTTTAAGGAGATGGCAACTAGAGGCGGCCAAAAAAGGCAATGTTACTATGCTGATATGGTTAGGAAAACAAATGCTAGGCCAGCAAGACAGCACCCGAATTGACCTTGCAAGATTACCTGACGAAATTATTGCTGAAGAGGCCAAGAAACGGTTGGATCAATTAGAAGATGGATCAAACGAGTAGAAACATTTTTCTACGCTTTGTGGATAAAACGATCAAAAAAGCATTTAATGTTAACAGCCTTTTTGACCCCGACTTCCACCATCAAAACGAATTCATAAACGACCCAGCACGGTTAAAAGCCCTATTCTGTACCCGGCGGGCGGCTAAGTCTTACACGGCCGGCCTATACATGATTAAAGAGGCGCTTGAAAACCCAGGCGTCAATTGCCTATTTATCGGGCTCACCAGGCTAAGCGCTGAGGGTATTGTCTGGAAGGACATCCTAAAAGTAATCAATGCAAAGCATAATCTCGGAATGCAGTTTAATAACTCTAAGCTTACCGCTACCTTTCCCAATGGTTCAGTCATCTGGCTTGCAGGTGTCGATACCCATGAAGATGAAATGCGGAAGCTCTTAGGTAAGAAATATAAGCTAGTCTGCCTCGATGAGGCGTCCTTATATACAATTAACCTGCATTTATTGATTTACGGTATCTTAAAGCCGGCAGTTGCCGATAACCGGGGAACCATTTGCATGATGGGTACCTCATCTAACATCACGAGAGGATTATTTTATGACATTACAACGGGCGTTGAGCAGGGTTGGAACCTACACACTTGGAGCGCTTTTGATAACCCTCATATGGCTAAGCAGTGGGGTGAGGAAATTCAGGAGATTAAAGAGAAACGCCCTCTCTTCCAAAGCACTACCCTTTATAAACAGTGGTATCTAAATGAATGGGTAGTTGACCAAAACGCGCTAGTCTATAAGTTCGAGTTAGCCCGTAACCTGTACACCAAGCGCCCTCAAGCCCTGCACCCGGAAGGCTGGACCTTTATTTTGGGAGTTGACCTTGGCTATGAGGATGATTCGGCCTTTGTGGTAGCTACCTGGCACGAGAACGAGCGAACCCTATACATTGTAGCCACCCACAATCAGAAGCACATGGACATCACCGATGTTGCTAACAAGATTAAGGAGCTACAAAAGACCTATGGGGTTGCTAAAATCATCATAGACGGGGCAAACAAACAGGCCGTTGAGGAAATCCAGCATAGGCATCAAGTCCCTCTTGAGCCCGCGGACAAGACCGGGAAGGCCGATTTCATCGAAATCCTAAACGCCGAACTCATCCAAGGCCGCGTTAAAATCCATGAGGGATGCAAAAACCTAATAGACGAACTGCAAACCCTTATCTGGGAGACGGATGGGGAGAAGATTAAGCTTCCTAAGCGTGAACATTCAGCGCTTCCCAATCACCTTTGTGACGCTTTCCTTTATGCCTGGCGCTTTAGTTATCAATACTTGAGCGAACCTGCTGACAAAAAGGTTGTGGTGGGGTCTAAGGCTTGGCATGACCAAATAAATGAAAACCTGTTTGAGAAGGCTTTGGAGCATTTTGAGAACGAAAAATCAAAAGATTGGAGTCAATTTTGATTAAAATGAAACATTTTCGACCATTTTGGAGAATCTAACTATGGCACTGCCTTACATTTCAAATAAAGAGGGGTCTGTTTCCGTGGCCCCAGAAACTAAAACTCGCAAGTCCGACAAAGTCCGTCTCGATCCGGTTGAACTTGCTTGTGAAGAATTAATGCAAGCGATTGAAAAGAAGAACACTAAACTCATGGCAGCTTGCTTAAAATCCATTTTTGCAATCTGCGACTATAAACCCCATGTAGAGGGGCCACACATTAAGAAGGGGAAATAAGCAATGCCACTAGAAAAAGGAAAGTCTAAAGCCGCATTTGAGCATAATGTTAAGGCCGAAATGCACTCAGGAAAGCCTATGAAACAATCTTTGGCGATTGCCTATGCAATGAAGCGCAAGAAAGCCAAGGGAGGAATGATTGAGCATGAAGAAAAGGCTTCCGGATATGAAAAGATGCCTATGGCCCAGAAGTACGCTAAAGGCGGCATGATCCATGATGAGGAACTATCCTCGGGATATCTTGGAATGCCTAAAGAACATGAAAAGCGTAACTCTCCAGCCGAACATGAGGATGAAAAAGACATCAATGAACACCTTGGACACTCAAAGGATGATCCTGAGTCCGCTCCTCATATGGCTCATGGTGGTGATATTGTTTCCCGTATTATGGAAGCGCGGCACCCCAAGCCTAAAAAGATGGCTGAAGGCGGCTTGGCTGCGGATGAGGGCGAGGCCGATTATCACGAGCTTGCAGACCATGATCCTAATGATTTCGATTATCTTAGCGTTAGCGACCTGGATGATCATACTGAAAATAGCGGTGCTTCTGATGGTGATGAGCTAGGCGACGCACAGGAAGACCACGATCGCGAAGATATTATCAAGCGCATTATGAAACAGCGCTCAATGAAACAACACAACCCAAAACCCGCATGATTGAGAACTTAAAGGATTTACAGGCGCTCCTGAAGCTTCTTCGAAAGCAGGGAGTTACTGAAATGCAGTTTGGCAATTTGAGCTTGAAGCTAGGGGATTTGCCCAAGGATGACTATAGAACTGAGTCTAGCGATAGCGCTATTCCTGATCCTCTTCTTGGATTCCAACAAGGAGAGTTAACAGACGAGCAACTTATGTTCTATTCGGCTAACCCTGAAGGAAACTAAATGAAGATCAAAAAGGGTAAGGCAGTCGATAAAATCACCATGAAAACCAAGGACGCGGTAAAATCCTATGGTCAGCTTGCCGAATGGTGGAAGGCTAAGGATGAGGAAAAGCTATCTCTAGAGCTTTGCAGCACTGCCGCCTATCTGAAAAAAGAACAAACCTACAGAATGCGGCAGCTAGCCGTAGATGTTCGTTTGTATTCTGGTCTAGCGGTTTATAGCTATGCGGGGGCCAATGTCTCCAAAATGGATCAGACAAAGACGCTGCCCGATGATCGTCCTACCTTCAACCTCATCCAATCCTGTACCGATACGCTGGTGTCTAGGCTCTCTCAAAGTAGGCCAAGCCCGGTGTTTCTGACCGATAACGCGGATTATCGTACCAGGCACCTAGCTCAGCAAATGAACCAATTTATTTTGGGTGAGTTTTATCAGGTTAAAGCTTATGAGAAGGCTACCAAGATGCTGCGGGACTGCATTGTGATGGGTACCGGGGCGCTCAAGGTGTATGAAGGCGACAATAACAAAGTAGAGATTGATCGGGTAATGGTCACGGACCTTTTCGTTGATCATAACGACGCAATCAATGGTCAGCCTCAACAGCTTTATCAATTAAAGCTCATGGATCGGGATAAGCTTCTAGCCCGGAACCCTAAAGAAGAAGAAATTATCAAAAACACCCCGAACTCCGTCCCTGATAACGCCCCAGATTCGAGCCGGACGGTAGCGGATCAGGTTATGGTTGTTGAGGGCTGGAAACTGCCTTCTGCTCCTGGTGCTAAGGATGGGCGGCACACCATCGCAACCATTAACGGCGTAATATTTGATGAACCATGGGAAAAAGAAAAGTTCCCGTTCGTGTTCATGAACTATTCTGATCCGTTCTTAGGGTTTTTCGGTCAGGGATTGGCTACTCAGCTATTTGGTACTCAATTAACCCTTAACCGCATCCTCTACACGATTGCTAGAGCTATTACCCTGGTCGGAGTGCCTCGAATCTTTCAAGAACAGTCCTCAAAGGTCATGAAGGCGGCCCACAATAACGAGATCGGGGTCATTATTACCTATTCAGGCACCAAGCCTTCCTATGAAGTCGCCCCATGTAACGCTCCCGAGCTCTATGCTGAACGCGATAAGCTTATCAGCTACGGCTATCAACAGTGTGGTGTTAGCTCAATGGTGGCGGCCTCCCAGAAGCCTCAGGGGCTTAACTCCGGGGAAGCAATCAGGAGATTCGATGACCTATCAACTGACCGATTTGCTGAACTGTCTCGGAAGTATGATAACGCTTTTATTGATCTGGCTTATCTCATTACTGATAAGGCGATTGATATAGCGAAACGGGAAGGTAAGTATCAGACCGTCTATCCTAATAAGGATGGCACCAAAGAAATCAATCTTCCTAAAATGTCCTTCCTTCAGGACCCGTTTGTTATTCAGTGTTTCAATCAATCGAGCCTTCCCCGCGACCCAGCGGGTCGGGTTGCCAAGGTCACCGAAATGGTTCAAGCCGGCATGATTAGCCTTAAAGAAGGCCGTAGGCTCATGAACTATCCAGACCTCGAACAAAACGAGAAGCTTTCTAATGCTTCAGAGGAGCGAATCTTTAAAATCCTTGATGAGATTGTCGAGGAAGGCAAATGGACGCCGCCTGATGTTTTCATGGATTTGACCCTCGCCACAGAATTGACGGTCCAATACTACAATCTGTATGTAGCGGCTAATCTTGAAGAACATAAAGCGCAGTTGCTTAGGAACTTTTTTAGTCAAATCCAAGCTTTGCAACAGGCCGCCATGCCGCCACAACCGGCACCGGGTCCAGTCCCTCAAGCCAATGCAGCGCCTCTGCCAACTTCTCCGCTGGTGCCTAACGCGGTAGGGGTACCTCAATCCGCATGATTAAAGACTTCGACTATTGGAAGGCTTCAGAAGAAGTTTACAAAAAGCCTGACTATTCTGAGTTTAAAGTAACTCCTGTTTTCAATATCGAGCTTGAGCGCTCAAAGCTTAGAATGATTGATGAGCTACGAGACAAACGCGAAACCGAACGCCTGGCACGGATTAAAGCCTTTGAGGAAGAACAACGAATTGAGCTAGATCAAGGGAAGATTAGGGGCGTTAATAAGCTTGATCCTATTTTGGCTAAGGCTAGACGGTTAGAGTTTTTTAAATCACTCGGAGGGACAGAAAGACCCATTGAGAGTTATTATAAAGAAGAGACAAAACAAACGCTTTTGCAGAAAATTAAACAATTCCTAAAGAAATCATGGGAATCAGCTAACTTTTAAGGAGATACAATGAAAATTACACCTATTGCCACATCTACAGGCGCCCCCGTCGGATCAGCCCCAGCCCCAGGAGCCGCAGCCCCAGCAGACAGAGTAGCTAGGGCCACAGCCATAGCCAATGGTCAAACCCCAGCCCCTAAAGGCCAAGAAACACCTAAAGCCCAGGCTCCCGCACCCGATATGCGGTCCATTAAGATGAAAACTAACGCCACAACCTTTCGGGATGTCCCCCCGCAAGCCCCGGTGCCCGTGGCTGAAAGTAACATTTCCGACAATAGTGAACAGGCTAGCTCGGCTCCTGAAGAAATCAAGCCGATTAGCCCTCAGATTGCTGCGATTGCTCGAAAGCAACGCGCCCTTGCAGAAAAGGAAAGGGAGATTCAGGCCAGAGAACAGGCGCTAAGTCAGGATCAGAATACTAAAACTGATTCAGATTTCAGAAGCCGGCTCAAATCTGATCCGCTGAGCGTACTCCAGGAAGAGGGTGTTACTTACGACCAACTTACGGAGTCCATTCTATCTCAACAGAATGAGCAAACCCCTGCAATGCTCAAGCTACAGGCAGAACTAGAGGCACTCAAGCAAAGCCTCGAAAATCAAACAAAACAACAAGCCGAACGCGATGAAGTTGCAAGGCAGCAAGTCATTTTTGAAATCAAAAAAGAAGCTGAAAGTTTAATTGCTCAAAATGATGATTTTGAATTGGTTCGTGAAATGGGAAAAGTCCCAGAAGTTCTGCGACTAATTGAAGAGAATTTCAAGGTTACGGGAGAAGTCCTGGAAACCGATGAAGCTCTAAGGTTAGTTGAGGAAGAGCTCCTAAAGGATTCCCTAGCATTCACAAAATACAAAAAAGTACAGAGTAGGCTAGTCCCTACCGAGCCGCAGCGACAACCTCAACAATTACCAAATAATCAGGTTCGGACTATGCGGACTATTACTTCGCGTGATGGCGCTACTCGACCATCTTCTCCTCGGGAAAGGGCACTAGCTGCTTTTTACGGGAGGAAATAGAAAGGGATTAGATCATGTCTATCTCTCCAGTATATGCAAATAGTAGCAACCAGATTGCTGCTCTGAAGGAACTTTATGTAGACGATAAAGACTACATGAAGAATATCGTGTACGCAAAAAACCCATGGCTTGCCATGATTCCAAAAAACGAATCCCCAGACGGATTTGCCGGTAAATATATTCCGGTTCCTTTGGAATACGGGAACCCTCAAGGTCGGGCGCACACTTTTGCGAACGCCCAAAACCAGCAAACTGCTTCTTCTGTAATCTCTTACTTCGTGTACGCGGTTCAGGATTATCAGCTTGTTACCATCACCAACCTCCTCATGGAGCAAACCAAGTCAAACGCTGGCGCTTTCGTTGATGAAGCTTCCCGCACCCTTGATAACGGTTTTCGCAACCTGAGTAACAACATGGCTTTCGAGCTTTTCGCTGGCGGTACCTCTTCACGCGGTAACATCGCAAGCTCCCCAGCTCCAAGCCTTGTTGGATCAACCCTGTCATTCTCCCTGGCTAACTCTCAAACCGTTGTTCAGTTTGAAGTTGGAATGACCCTTCAGAATTCTCTGACTGACGGTGGCGCTGCTTTGACTTACTCTGGCGCTATTGATGCAGTTCAAGTGACTTCTGTTAACCGCGGAAGTGGCGCGATCACTGCTACTGTAGTTCAAGGTAACGGATCAACTTTTGCAGCCGGTAACTTCCTGCAGGTTCTTGGGGATGTTGGCTCCGCTGGTGCTTCCACCATCGCTGGCTTGCTTGGTTTGTCCGGGCTTGCTGCATGGGTACCAGCTTCTGACCCTTCTTCCTCTGATAACTTCTGGGGAGTAAACAGGTCAGCAGACCCTACCCGTCTTGCAGGACTTCGCTATTCAGCAACTAACCTGACAATCTCTGAAGGATTGACCCAGGCGCTTGCTTACGGAAACCGAGAAGGCGCGTCTTTCGATCTTATCATCATTGATTTTGCGTCCTATGCGACCCTGATCAATGAACTTGGAGCGAAAGTTCAATATGTCATGCTTGAGCATGATGAAGTTGAAGTGGCTTTTGAAGCTATTCACTTCCATTCTGCTTATGGCAAAATCCCAGTCGTTGCTGACCGTTCTTGCCAGCCCCAGACTGCTTGGTGCTTGACCACTGACACCTGGAAGCTCCGTACCCTCGGAAAAGCTCCTCACATCCTTACATACGGTATGGAAGGTTTGGAAGGCTTGCGGGTCGGAAACGCCGATGCGCTTGAAATTCGGATTGCTTACTACGGTAATGTGATCTGTTCAGCGCCTGGCTATAATATGCAAGTCGCTCTTTCTGCCTAATTAGTTTGAATTTAGCCCCTCAGGTTCTGCCTGGGGGGCTTTTTTGTTACATTCCCGACCTAGTTGAGGCATTTTAAATGCGTACTGCGGGGCTAGGTGGGTCGAGGCCGCTCCGAGAGAAATTCTCGACTATAAAGGAATGAACTATGTCAGTACCTCGCGGGTTTGGTATTAACGGCCAACATTATTACACCAACATTGCAAAACCGATCGATGTTAACCTCAATTTTATCGTCGATTCCACTAACGGCAACGGGCTTGGAATTCGGTCCCTGAAATCTAACGGATATGTTTCTAATGTTTTCATGAACACTTCTGCACCCCTTGCTGGATCAGGAAACCCTAATCCTCAAGCTGGTTTCGCAGTGGTTCAGTTCGCTAACAACTTCAACAAATATATCGGCGGTTTTGTGGGCGTTATTGCTCCAGCTACCAGCACCGGCACAACCAGCCTGACTAAAGGGAATGTGTATCAAATCACCTCCCTCGGAAATACTACCGCTGCAAATTGGGTAGTTGCTGGTTTCCCTGTAGGGTTTACTCCAGCGGTTGGAGCTTCTTTTGTAGCTGCAATCAATGGTTCAATTACTGGAACTGGAACCGTGGGTATTCCTGGCGCAAGTCAGATTGACTCATTTTCATTAGCTGGTGATTCAAACCTGATGCTGAACAATTCAAACATTGCTCAATACAATGGCGCTCAAATGATTGTTCAGTTTCTGTCCTCAACTAGCTCAAGCAACACTGTTTTGATTCCTACTGCTCCAAGCAACAACTCAGTTGTAAGCATGACTTTCCGCTTTGATGGATCAAGCGTTACTGTAGACGGTCTGTAAAGAAAGATCGTAATAGGTTGGGGTCACGGGCTATTAACGCCGTGGCCCCTTAAATTGTGAGGATACATGGCAATTCCTTCAGCGCCTCAAAACTTATTAGCGCAACAAGCCGACGGAAACATTCTACTGACTTGGAATGGGGTTCTAAACGCGACCTCTTATCAAATTCAAAGTAGTACCGATGGCGTTAACTTTACTAATCTAGCCACCTCGACCATTAACTCCTATTTGATTAGTTATCCTGGGGTCGGAATTCAATTTTATTATCAAGTGGCTGCGGTCAATGGATCGGGCACTAGCGTTTATTCTACCATTGTTTCTATGGTAGCCGCCCCACCTTCCGAAATGTCGCTTGGAGAGCTTAGACTCCGCGCTCAACAAACGGCTGACCGGGTTAATTCTAATTTTGTAACGGCTTCAGAATGGAATGCCTTTATCAGGCTAGCCATGTATGAGCTCTACGACATTCTAATTACGACATATGAGGACTATGGGATTGCGGCGCCTGTTTACATTCCTACGAACGGAAGCCAGTTTCAATATGACCTTCCTAACGGGGTTAGCAATTATTTGGGCGGTACTTATGGGGGCAGTTCTGGGACTCCTGCTTCAGCTTTTTATAAGCTTTCGGGTATGGATTTGCAGGTTAACTCTTCGACGGTAACGCCATCCTGGGTGACTCTTAACCGCTATGACTGGATTGATCGAAATCAATTCATCTATCCTAACTCCACATCTACGATTTACGGCGTTTACAATATGCGTTATCGGGTCATGGGAAATAAAATCAACATGATCCCGGTTCCTGCGGGCAATCAAACTATTAGAATGTGGTACGCTCCTCGCCTTCCTGCTTTGCTCCAAGACGCTGACCTAACAACTCTCGGGGTTTCGGGCTGGCTTAGGTATCCGATCGTAAGAGCGGCCAAATATGCGCTCGATAAGGAAGAAGGCTCAGACACCTCAAAGCTTGATGCTGAAATCCTGTTTTTGAAGACTAGAATTGAACAATCTGCATCCAACCGCGATCAAGGCCAACCCGATACGATTTCTAACACTCGTAAAGACTCGGTTTATGGTGGTGGATCGGGTAGCGGCATGAGCGGTTCAAACGGGGGCTGGTGATGGCGCTTTTATCGACCCAACTTCCATATGAACAAATGCTCACGAAGTGGTCGAGTACGCTTAA